CAGACCTTCACGATCGCCCTGGCTGGTGCGAACTATCGCCTGCGTTTGCAGTGGAACCGCTATGCTGGCTGGATGCTGGACATCATGAATGGGGATGACGACTCCAATCTGGTGGGCAGCATCCCGCTCGTCACCGGCATCGACCTGCTCAAGCAGCACCCGGAGCTGGGTATCGGCGGCCAGTTGATCGTGGAGACGGACAACGATCTCGACGCGGTGCCCACGTTCGACAACATCGGGTCCACCGCGCACCTGTACTTCGTCACCTCCTGAATATGTCTGCCATCCCGAACAAACTGTTCGGGCGCCGTTGCTCCCTGCTGGTCGCAAACGAGACGGATGCGCTTGATCTCTCTGAGATGCACATCCGCTTCGAGACCTCGCAGGAGGACGAAGAGAGCCCGAACAACGCGAAGATTCGCGTCTACAACCTCACCGACGAGACGATCGTCAAGCTCCAAACGGAGTTCAACAAAGTGGTGCTCCAGGCCGGCTACTGGGGCGCACCCTTCGGAATCATCTTCAGCGGCACGATCAAGCAGTTCAGGGTTGGCAAGGAGAACAGCGTCACCAAGTACCTGGACATCCTCGCGGCCGATGGTGATCTCGGATACAACTGGGCTGTTGTGAATCACACGCTTGCTGCCGGAAGCACACCGATGCAGCGGGTACAGGCCGCGGTGAACGCGATGGCCCCCAAGGGCGTGACCGCAGGGCAGATCACCCTAGACTCCACCGGCGGAATCTTGCCGCGCGGCAAGGTCCTGTTCGGGCTGGCGCGCGACAGCATCCGCCAGCAGGTGGTTCCGACTGGCCACACCTGGAACATCCAAGACGGCAAGGTGGTCGTGACGCCGCTCACCGGCTACCAGCCAGGCGAAGCGGTGGTGCTGACGGCGGCGACCGGCCTCGTGGGAATCCCGGAGCGCACGCAGCAGGGCATCAAGGCACGGTGCCTGATCAACCCGCGCATCCGCGTTGGGTCGATGGTGAAGATCGACAACAAGACGCTCAACCAGACCTTCGCGCAGGGCGATGCAGCGATCCCAGGCGCGCAGATTCCCTACAACCGATACGCCGGCGTGGAGATGTACGCCAACACCAGCACGGACGGCGTCTACCGCGTTTATGTCGCGGAGTACAAGGGCGACACGCGCGGCCAGGAATGGTACTGCGATCTCATCCTGCTCTCCATCGACCCAGTCACCCAGCAAGTCAAAGCGTTCTAGGAGTTCATCATGGATAGACGAGAACGAGCTGGGAGCTTGCTCACCGCCCTCCTCGCAATGCAGGAGAACTGGCAGTCGCAGGTCTGGACCTCGATGCCAGCTATCTTGCAGAAGGTCGACTTCGCCAAGAAGACCTGCCAGGCGCAGCCCGCCATCAAAGCACAGGTGCGCGATGAGAACGGAAACGTTGCGTGGGTCCAGCTCCCACTGCTGGTGGACTGCCCCATCCAGTTCCCAGGCGGGGGCGGATACGACATTACCTTCCCACTCAAGCAAGGTGACGAGGGGCTGGTGGTGTTCTCGGCGCGCTGCATTGATGCGTGGTGGCAAAACGGTGGCATCCAGGCGCAGGCCGAGTTGCGGATGCATGACTTATCCGATGGTTTCTTTATCCCTGGCATTTCCTCCGTACCGAACGTCCAAGCGGACGCACCGATTAGCGGCGCTGAGTTCCAGGCGCGCAGCAAGGATGGTCAGCGGATGCTGCGCATCAGCACCAGCGAAGTGGAGGCGAAGACGCCGACTTCCAGCGTCAAGTGCAGCGCAGGTCGCGTAGACATCAACGGCGCGCTCTACATCAACGGCGCTGCGTATCTGGCCCACGGGCACAGCGGCGTGACTACTGGCGGTGGCAACACGGGAGGCGTGGTATGAGGTATCGACGCGAAGATGCAAACGGGGACTATGTCTTCGGGCCCTTCTCGACGTGGGCTGTCGACAGCCCGGAGGCCGTGTCGCTGGCAGTGCGCTCCAGGCTCAAGCTCTATACCGAGGAGTGGTTCTTGGACCTGACGGAGGGTCTGGAGAAGACGCACATTCTCGGATACGGCACGCAACCTACCCGGGACCAGGAAATCCAGCAGCGCATTCTCGGCACGCGTGGCGTGAAGGGGCTGCTGGCCTACAGCAGCCAGGTCGATCCGACGACTCGTAGCTTCACGGTGGCTTGTGCCGTCGACACGATCTACGGCCCGGTCACCATCACGGAGGTCTTGTGACAATCCTTACGACCCTTGCCTGCACGGTGGATTCGACCGGACTCACTCGTCCGGCGTTTACCGACATCATGGACACGCTCCAGTCGTTGTTCCAAGGCATCTACGGCACCGACGCCTACATAGACCCTGACAGCAAAGACGGCCAGATGCTGGCGATCGTGGCCAAGGCGGTCGACGACAGCAACGCCCAGGCGCAGGCTGTCTACACGTCCTTCAGCCCGGCCACCGCCCAAGGGGCTGCGCTTTCGTCGAACGTGAAGATCAACGGGCTGGCGCGCAAGATCGCGTCCAACAGCACGGCGCTTGTGAACTGCGTCGGGCAGGTTGGCACCGTCATCAACGGCGGCCAGGTTCAGGACGCTAGCGGCAACATCTGGTCGATCCCTGACGGCACGATCATCCCCAGCGCGGGAACCGTGCAGGTGACGGCGACCTGTTTGACCGAGGGGGCGATCACAGCTCCTGCCGGCACGATCGACGTGATCAACACGCCTACGCTGGGATGGCAGAGCGTGTCGAACCCGTCCGACGCCGTCCCAGGCGCGCCGGTCGAGTCCGATGCGGCACTCCGCATCCGCCAGTCCCAGAGCACCTCGCTTCCTGCGCAGACGCCGCTGGCGGCCGTGTCGGCAGCGGTTGCCGCTTGCGCCGGCGTCACCCAGGTGAAGGCCTACGAGAACGATGGGTCGACGACCGACTCCAACGGGCTCCCCGCGCACAGCATCTGCCTCGTGACGGTGGGAGGGGCCGCTGCCGACATCGGGGCCGCGATCCAGCAGAAGAAGTGCCCAGGGACAACCTCTTTCGGCAGCACCTCGCAGTCGGTGACTGATCCCGGAACCGGGATTACCTACACGATCAAGTACACCCCTGCGGCGCCCGTCCCGATGGGGGTTGTGATCAACATCAAGGCTTTGGCCGGATACACCTCGACGATCGGCGCGGAGATCATCGCAGCGGTCGTCGCGTACGTGAATGCTCTTGGTATCGGGCAGTCGTCGTACCTGGCGCGGCTCTATCTGCCAGCGCAACTCGGGGCAATCGGGGACGGCGCGACCTTCGAGCTGCAGTCGATCACCCAAGGCACGTTGGCTGGGCCCTGGACGGCGGCGGACTTTGCCATTGCCTACAACCAGATTGCCACGCTCACGAGCGGCGGCGTGACCCTGAACGTGAGCTGACGACATGGCGAGCGCACAGAACTATTCCGCACTCATCACCAGCGAGCACGCGGACAAGCCGCGGTTCGTCGCAACGGTCGAAGCGCTGTGTCAGGCCTTCTCCGACATCAACAACATGTTGGCGGCCATGCCGGATGACTTCGACCTGGACCAGGCCGTGGGCCCGCAGCTCGACGCAATCGGGTTGTGGGTCGGCATCTCGCGCGGCATCACGGTCCCACTAACTGGCATCTACTTCACCTGGGACAGCGGGGACACCACGATCTCCTGGGACAAGGGGTACTGGCAGGGTCCTTTCGATCCCAGCACGGGCCTCGTGCAGGTGGATGACACCACCTACCGCACGTTGCTACGCGCGAAGATCGCGGCCAACAACTGGGACGGCACGAACGCAAGCCTCGTGTCCATCCTGAACGCCACCTTCGGCAGCGGCGTGGTCATCCCGCAGGACAACCAGGACATGAGCCTGACCCTGATTTACGATGATCTCGTTCTCGACACGGTCACCAAGCAGCTTCTCATCACCAACGGGTTCCCCTTTAAGCCCGGTGGGGTGCACGTGAACTACGTGGCGGCGAGCGCTTCACCGATCTTCGCGTGGGACTCGAACCTTCCCAAATTCCAAGGCTGGGACGACGCGTCCTGGGCCGCAGGCCTTTAAACACAGGAGTCAGCAACAATGGGTGCAAACCTCATCTATCCGTTCGCGCAAGGAGCCGGGGCGAACGTCCAGACCACGACGACATACAACGCCGACTCGCAGCGCACGATCGGCAACCAGTCTGGCACCGCACGATCGTCCTTCGTTAACAAAGCGCTCAAGCAGGCCACCGCGCTTGTCGCCGGCCTCGCACAGTTCATCGTGGACAACCAGGGAGCCGGCGGCGCGGACGTGACCGACGACCTGCTGGCCTCCGCGATCTCCACGATGATGAAGGCCGCGGTGAAAGGCGCCGCACAGAACCCGCCTGGCTCGATCGTCTTCGTTCCTGGGTCCTCCCCCCTGAACAACACGGTCAAGGTCAACGGCGTTCTGCTCTCGCGCTCCACCTACGCGAACCTCTACGCCTTCGCTTCCACGAGCGGCAACATGGCCGCCAGCGATGGGGCGTGGGTGAGCGGTCAGTTCTCGCCGGGAGATGGCTCGACGACCTTCCGCATTCCCGACCTGCGAGGCTACCACCTGCGCGCTTGGGATGACGGTCGTGGTATCGACACGGGCCGCGTGTTCGGCTCCGTGCAGGTCGACCAGCTCCTCGCGCACGCCCACGCGCTGACCGACCCTGGCCACACCCACACGGCCAACGTGAGCGATCCGGGCCACGGCCACAGCGCAACGGTCAGTGATCCGGGCCACGGCCACACGGCCAACGTCAGCGATCCGACGCACACCCACTCCGTCGTGTCAGCCTCAGTCTCCACGAACTCGGATCTGGGCACTCTCGCTGGTAGCAGCGGCTTCACCGGCGGCTTCAACCACGGCAGCAACGGCAGCTACAGCGGTTACGTGAACAACGCCTACACCGGCATCAGCGTGGGCATCGTGGGCAGCAGCACCGGTATCACGGTGGCCATCGGCAGCGCCGGCAGCGGCATCAGCGTGGCGCTCGTGGCCAACACCACCGGCATCAGCGTGCAGAACAGCTCGGGTGGTTCCGAGGTGCGCGTCAAGAACATTGCGCTCATGCCCTGCATCTACTACTGAAGGAGACCCCAGATGGACAACCAGCAAAGCGAAGAAGACGGCGGCAACGTCGTCGCAGCAGCAGCAACGATCCCGGAGCCGACCTGCTACGACCCGGTGCACCCGCAGGCGTTCCCGATCTACCACTACGACCCGGCCACCCGGCTCTACCTGGGCAAGGGCCTGAGTGGCCGCGATCCGCTCGACCCGGACAACCACCTGATCCCGGCGCACGCAACCCCGGATGCTCCGCCGCACGCAAACGTCGTGTGGGGTGACAACGGCTGGGAGGAAGCCCCGGCCAGTTCAGCGTTGCCCGCACCCGATGCAGCGGCGATCGCAGAAGTCGCGGAGGTCCCCTCCCCCTCGCCCGACCAGATCAACGCACGCAACGCTGCGGAATTGCGGCGCATCGCCCGTCAGGTGCTGGACGCAGGCGCGCAGAGCAAGGACTACGAGGACATCGAGGACATGATCTCGTACGCCAACGAGGACGCAGTTCCGCGGTTCCAGGAGGATGGTCAGCGCGCACGCCGGTGGCGCTCGCTGATGCGCGCCTATGTGGACGACGCGATCGCCAAGGGCATGGCCGGTTCCTGGCCCGGTGCCCATGAGTTCGTCAAGGGACTCCCGGTCTTCGGCGACGACGTGCCGATCGTGATCTCGCCCCCGCCTTCGGCGCCGCCCGAGAACAAGGAAGGTCCCGGAGTCGAACATACCCCGCCCAAGACCCACGAGGAAATCGAGGCCGAACACGCCGCTTCCCTGGCTGAGCGCCACGCGCTGGCCAATCCGAAGGGCGACGAGCCCCCGCCGGCGGATTGATCCCCCGGAAGGGAGCCGGGCCGCAGAAGTGTAAAACGAAACAACGAGGACCCACGTAATGAGCCACTTCAATTCTGCCGCTTTCGTCGCGGTCATCTCGCAGTTCCTGATGGCCGTCTTCGGGGTGGACTACTATGCCATGCTGTGGGCCT